TACAGATGACTACCTCCCTTCTTGGGAGGATAGGTCTGACCCATTAGATGAGCAGATGAAACCAAAGGAGCAACGTGGCAGGTAGAGATATAACCGAAGGCGACAGTGGAGTCTACAGTTCCTTTGATGGCAGTGGAGTATCAACTGTTGCACGTGGCGTTTCTGATATTGGTATCGTTTCATCTACTACCACTTGGCAGAATACAGATGTTGCCTATGATGTGGCAATGGGTGGACTTCCATTCATCTATGCAATCAATGATTCTCGCCCATATATCCGACAGACCGCACCATTCAAGAAAGACCAGTTTGACAATGGTCAAGAACCAGGAGAACAATCTCTAACTGGTTGGTGGATTCGTTCACAGATGTCATTCCACTCTGGTTCAGGTATTAACTTCTTTGACCCTGCAACTACAGATGAAAAGGGACACTATCGTTTTGCGGACAGCAAGGGTGTCAATGTCTGGACTAAGGGACAGGCTACTCTCCTTAAGAATGTAACATCTGGTCACGTAACTACAGGTCCTATTGCTTCTAATGGTGTAACACAGCAACACTTGCGTTCAATTAAATGGAGCACATATACTGGTGCATTACTACACGATGAGTACGATGTAGATAAAGTATTTCCTACTATCACTGTCTCTATCAGCAACAAAGCATTGACTTCAAACGTAGCAACCTTGACTACATCAGCAGTACACGGTCTGTCCGTTGGTATGCAAATTACTATTAGCGGAGTTGACGCTACCTTTAATGGTGAATACCGCATTACAGGTGTGCCAACTACTAATACCTTTACCTATGCCAAGACTGCCAGCGATGTGCCATCTGCTGCAGTGTCTCCAGTGGGAACTGGTGTCGCTTCAATTATTCACTTTGTTGACTACAACTCAGGTGCGGATTTACCAGTCTACGCTATCTGTGACGATGGCACATTTGCATATTGGATTACCAACACATCAACCAAAAAGACTGTATATAAGAAAGCATTAACAGCAACATCTGCTGATGCTGATACTAAAATGTTTGACGAAATTGGTGCTATAAGCAGCGCTGCAATGGAGTATGTAAAAGACCGAATTGTATTGTGTGCAGATAATAAAGTCTTTGAATTTGCTACATCAGCATCTGCTATGCCAACAGCGGTATACACACACCCAACTAGCACTCACGTATATACATCTGTTGCAGCATCAGGTCCTGCTATCTATATTGCTGGGTATAATGGTAGCCAATCGACTATTCAAAAGTTTACTCTCTCTACTGCTGGCGCAATGCCAACTCTTACATCAGCAGTAGTTGCTGCAGAGTTACCAGTCGGTGAGATTGTTCATAAGATTTATTACTATCTTGGTTATATGATGATTGGCACTAACAAGGGTATCCGCGCTGCTGCTATATCTGACCAAGATGGTTCAATCAATTATGGTCCACTCATTGTAGAAACATCACAACCTTGCTATGACTTTGCTGCTCGTGACCATTATGTATGGTGTGCAACCAGCGTCGCTGGCGAACCAGGATTAATTCGTATTGACTTAAGTAATGAATTAGAAACATTACGCTTTGCTTATGCAAATGATGTCTACTATGAAGGAGTAACTGGTCACGTAACAACCGCTGTTTGTTTCAATGGTGATACCGACCCAACAGCAACAGATAGATTAATTTTTGCTACTGCATATGCATCATCAGCAGATGGTGCTGTATATGTAGAAGATGCATCTACACTAAGAACATCTGGCTATCTGACAACAGGTAACATCCGATACGGAACCCTTGAGCCTAAGAACTTTAAGCGTCTACTAGGGCGTGGAGATTTTTCTTACGGTTCGATGGTGCTTGAAACTGTGGACAAAGATGGTGTTGAGTATGACCACATTACATACGACTCAAATATTCCACCTGTTGAAGTTGGAACATCGCAACCTGCTACCGCTCAAGAGTATGTAGCCTTTAAGTTTATTCTTACCCGTGATGCAGCAGATACAAGTAAGGGTCCTATCTTCAAGGGATACCAAGCCAAGGCAACAATTGCTACTCCACGTCAGCGTGTGATGCGCTTCCCTGTCTACTGTTTTGATATTGAGACAGACAAGTATAACACAATAGTTGGCTATGAAGGTCGGGCATTTGACCGCATCCAATCTTTAGAAGACATTGAAGAAACAGGTGACGTGATTACTTGGCAAGACCTATCAACTGGCGAATCTCGCCAAGCAGTAATTGAACAAGTCACCTTTACCCGTATGACACCACCAGATAAACGTTTCGATGGCTTTGGTGGCGTACTTGAAATTACTGTAAGGACTGTGTAATGACTCCTGCTGACTGGGCTGCCCTACTTGTATCTCTATCCGTATTGATAGGAGCATTTGCTGCTATGACTAAATGGTTAGTAAAGTACTACCTTTCAGAATTAAAGCCTAATGGTGGAAGTTCTGTGAAAGACCAAGTTAATAGATTGGAACTACGAGTAGATGAAATCTACAGATTGTTGGTAAAATAATGATACCTCTAGCCCGTGCTGCGCAACCGGCTGCGATTGCAGTCTTAAGACAAGCAACAGCCTTATTCCCAAAAAGAGTAAAAGCATCGGATGGGCTGCTCCCATCTAAAGCACACATCAAACAAAACCCTAACTCAGACCACAACTCTGGGTTTGCTTGTGACTTAAGTCACGACCCTAAGAATGGGATTGACTGCAAGGTTGCCTATAAAGAATTACAAAAAGACCCACGTGTAAAGTATTTGATTTTCCAAGGACGTATTTGGTCAGCAGCAAAAGGTGACCGTGAGTTTGATGGTTACTCACACCCAGTACATCTGCATATTAGTATCAATGAAACTGCGGGAACTGATACGTCCCCTTGGTTTCCTTGGTTAGGGGACGCTAAAAAACTTAACAAAGTAAAAGCAGCACTTAAACCTAACCCCAAAAAGAAGGAAACTAAATGACTCAACTTACTAAAAACAAAGTACAGGCTATGCTTATGTCCTACCTTCGGGCTGGAGTTGCATCCTGTGTAGCACTCTATATGGCTGGGATTACAGACCCTAAGGCATACGCCACTGTATTCCTATCCTCATTTGCTGGTCCTGCTATGAAAGCAGTAGATAAGTCAGCCAAGGAATACGGCAAGAAGTAACCTTTAGAACCCCTGTATGGGGAGTTTAAGACCATCAGACCCTCACCCTTAGGTAAACACCTAGGAGTGGGGGTCTTTTTTTGTTTTTGTGCTACACTTTTACCACTCGAAAGAGTGGGGGCGAAACCTCAATGACGGTTACACCGTGAGGGTAATCTGAATAACAACAATATAATGTGTTATAATATATGTCAGAGGTAGTCCTCTTTCATTGAGTCACTCCTGTCCTCTGCGGGAGGACTGCCTCTTACCTAGACAGGAGATTAAATGCATTTCTTTAAGAAAGAAAAATACGTAGATGCTAATGATTTAATTGTTGAACTATCAATTGCATTTCACGAACTGCGTTTAGCAGTAGAAGAATTACAAGAAGACGTAGATTATTTATTATCTGTGTCGGATGAAGCAGATGATTAAACTAGATACCTATGAATTACCTGAACACATTTCATACTCAGCCTTCACAACATATCTAACCTGTGGTTATCAGTACTACTTAGGTAGACTACTTAAAGTTCCAGAAGAACCATCAGTGTGGTCAGCAGGCGGACGAGCCTTCCACTTAGCAGCAGAAACGTGGGACCTAGAAAATGGTTAACACTTACTGGCACGATGCGTGGATAAAAGAAATCGATGGACTTGATTTTAATACTGCACGAGTTGCAGGACGAGCCACCAAGATAAACCCTGGTCGTGAGAACGGTGAGTGGTGGTATGAACAAGGTTCCAAGTGGACGGATGATTACATCACTTGGCGCAAGAACAATCCTAATTGGAAAATCTGGACTACCCCACAGGGTGTCAAGGCTATCGAATTAGAATTGAATCCAACCATCGCTGGTGTACCAGTCAAGATGTTCATTGACAGAATCTTTGAGGTTGACGGCAAACTTGTTATTGTCGACTTGAAGACTTCTCGTACACGTCCACAGTCTGACCTTCAACTGGGCTTCTATAAAATAGGAGTCGAGATGATGTTAGGAGTGGAAGTCAATCTCGGAAACTATTGGATGTCTCGTGAGTCGGGGACAGGAGAAATGATTGACCTAAGTAGATATACAAAAGACACACTCGAATATTTCGTGGATGGCTTTGACAAGGCTCGAAAGGCTGGTATATTTCTACCGAACCTACAATCGTGCAGTTACTGTGGACTCACAGCACACTGCCAATTTACGAAGAAGGATAAATAATGTCAGATGAAAACTGGAAACTACAAGTTTCTTATACAGTACCAAGTGGTCCAATGATTAACGTCCGTGCACAAAGTGCAGATGAATTATCTGTACTACTTGAAGGCGTTGGGGATTACTCAACTCAGGTTGCAGCAGTACAAGGAATGATTAAGGCTGCGTTTGTAGTAGCCCCTTTGGAGACAACTACTTCAACAGTAGACAATCCGCCTTGGGTTACCTCCGTAACCGCCCCGACAGTGGCTCCATCCGCTACGGGTCTATCCTCACCGACCTGCGTGCACGGCAACCGGAAGTTCCTATCGGGAATCTCGAAAAAGAACGGCAAGCCTTACTCAATGTGGGTATGTCCACAACCTCAGGGAGCGGAACAGTGTCAACCGACAAACGGTTAATACAAGAGCCAATGCTATAAGAATTGGTGGAGGGGCAGTTATTCAGGGGAAGGTGGCTGTCCCTCTTCCAACTTAAGACAGGAGAATGTAATGGAATATCCCAATTGGTTTAACCACACTGCTAAAGATAACTTTGAGAAGTTCTTAATTCCATTAGCGGGTCAAGAGAATTTGAAGTTCTTACAACTAGGTGTGTACACAGGTGATGCAAGTATCTGGATGCTACAGAACATAAGTAATATACAACTTACTGATGTTGATACTTGGCAAGGCAGTGATGAAGATGCACATAAATCTATGGACTTCGATGATGTCTATAAGACATACACTAATAAGATTAAAGATTATAAAGTAGACATACGCCGTACAACTACTACTGGTTTCTTACTTGCACAATATGGATGCGATAGACCGCTAGGCGAGCACTGGGACTTTATCTATATAGATGCTGACCACACTACAGTGAGTGTATTAATGGATGCTGAACTATCATTTCCACTACTTAAGTCAGGTGGCATTATGGCATTTGATGACTATACTTGGGGAGCAGAGATGCCCCCTGAATTAACACCAACATTAGGTATTGATTTGTTCCTTTCACGTCACGAAGGTAAGTATGAAACCCTAGTCATCAACTCTCAAGTTTGGATTAAGAAGATATGAGAACCCTTGTCCGTTCAGTAGGACGGTCAGACATAGGTGGCGAACCTTTACCTGCTGTGTTCAAGACCTTCGGTACTAACAAGATTGTCTGTCGACGCTCTGAAGTATCAATGTTTGCTGGTGTCCCAGGAGTAGGTAAGTCCACACTGGCACTGGCTTTAGCACTTAAGATGCAAGTTCCTACCCTCTATATATCAGCAGATACCAACTCACACACTATGGCTATGCGCCTAGCGTCAATGATTAGTGGTAAGAATCAAACTGACGTTGAGTACCTGATGGACAAGGACACTAACTGGGCAAAGGCTGTGCTCCAAAAGTCATCTCATATTGTCTGGTCATTTGAATCTAGCCCTACCCTTATGGATATTAACGAAGAGGTAGAAGCCTTCGAGGAACTATGGGGCTGCCCACCTCAGGCAATCTTCATTGACAACTTAATGGACATAGCCACTGATGGTGGCGAAGAGTTCGCATCTATGCGTGCAGTAATGAAAGAGTTAAAGTTCCTAGCACGTATCACTAATGCAGCAATCATCGTCTTACACCACACCTCTGAAGCGGTACCAGGAAATCCAACTCAGCCACGTTCTGCATTACAGGGCAAAGTCGCACAAATTCCTGCACTTATATGTACACTTGGAGTAGTGGGAACGTCAATGGCTGTCTCACCCGTGAAGAACAGATATGGAAGGGCAGATGCAAACGCTAACTTGATGTGTTGGTTAGCATTCAATCCTGAGTATATGTTTATGGACGACATACCAGAGAACGGTGGATAAATGATTAGAGAAGAAGAAGACGATATGACTCAAGTCATACGTCAAGCAGCAATGGTACAAACACAAGCACGTGTTGAGAAAATGATTCAGAAGATTGCAGACGCAAAGGTTCCCATTAAAGATGAGTGGACTGATGGACTTAACGTTGGTATGGATTGGGCTATCCGTATTCTTCGCGGAGATAAGAGTGCGACATAAGTGCCATCACAGTCGCGTAAGCACAGGGGCTACAGAAGTCAGAAAGTCCTCGCTAATTTTTTAGCAGAGAATGGTTTTCCTTTTGCAGAATCTACTGGCGCAGGGCGCAGTGGTACAGATATAACTGGTACAATAGGTATTGATTGGGAAGTAAAGGCACGCACGGGATTTAATCCTACTGCTGCTATTGCTCAGTTAAAAGACAGAAGCAAAGGTGACCTTGGTATTGTAGTCTTAAGACTTAATGGACAAGGTGAGAAGTCAGTAGGCGATTGGGTTTCGCTAATGAGAACAGAAGACTTAGTTTGGTTACTAAGGGAAGCAGGATATGGTGACAAACATTGACAACGACTTGCCTCCCATCAGAGATGTCCTTGAACACTACGGGGCTACCTTACGCAGTACTCACGGACAGGTCAATCTTAGGTGCCCCTTTCACGGAGACTCACATCAGTCTGGTACTGCGAACCTCGACAAGAATATCTTCATCTGCTTCGCCTGCGGTGTGCAAGGTAATAGCATTCAAATCATCGTGCAACAAGAGGGGCTGAACTTTAATGAAGCAAAGCGTTTCGCAGAAGGAATTACTGGGCAAGTCAGCCAAGAAGTACGCGGGAAGTATTCATCTGGCAGAAGATTACCTAGCAAGCAGAGGAATACCTCTGGAGGTAGCACGGTTGGCTCAATTAGGCGTAGTCGCGGAGCCTGATACAGGTCACGAACAGTACGCAGGACGCTTATCAATCCCTTATATTACTAAAAGTGGTGTTGTTGATTTAAGATTTAGAAGTCTTAACCCTGCAGTAGAACCTAAGTATATGGGTATGGTCGGAGCAGAGACTCGGATGTATAACGTATTAGATGTGCAACGTGCAGGTGATTGGATAGGAGTATGTGAAGGTGAACTGGATACCCTTACTATGTCTAGGTGTGTTGGCTTTCCTTGCGTTGGAGTTCCAGGTGCGAACTCGTGGAAGAAACATTACACACGATTGCTCGCAGACTTTGAAAGAGTCTTTGTCTTTGCTGACGGGGATGGACCAGGGCGGGAGTTCGCCAATAGTCTTGCCAGAGAATTGCCAGTTACTGTGGTTGGATTCGGTGAAGGGGAAGATGTTAATTCGGTGTTCGTGTCCCAAGGAAAAGATTTTATTCTTGAAAAGATTGGTGTTCAGTGAGCGAAGAACAAAAGGAACCACATAATTATTGCCACGAATGCCACTTACAGTTTGAGGATTCATTCCAATTGGTAGACCATTACTATGAAGATGATGAAGAGTTCGACCCTTATTACATATTGCCCAATGGATACAAACTTCTATTGGGTTCTCTTCTAAGGTTTATGTACAACAACGCAGATACACCTGAGCAAATAAAACTTATCACACAATCTACCTACATTACCCTTTTTGCAAGTGAGAATGGTTACAGTTTAGTAGACGAACTTGTTGAGGATATGGTTGTCAAGTCTGCGCTTGTTGATTTTGACCAGAATTTGACACGACTATTAGAAAAGGGCACCAATGACAACGAGAGTGGAGAGTGAAGAAGTATGGCAAATCATAAATCATCTAACGAATCAGGGATTGAAAGTGTCAAAGTATTCCAAAGAAGGTTCGTTCCTGATAGTAAACTTAAAGATTCCTCTACTGCACGCGAAGTCCACTTAGAGGCAAATCTTTCCAACTTAAGTCGTGAACTTACTGACTTACTTCTTAGCAAGCATAGAGATTATGGTCCAAAGAATATATCCCAAGCACCAGGTGGTGCGGTCAATGGATTACGTGTACGAATGCACGACAAGTTAGCACGGATTAATAACTTAATAGATAGTGGTGCCTCCCCAGAGCACGAATCTCTTGAAGATTCCTTCAAAGATATGGCTAACTACGCAATCATTGGGTTGTTAGTATTAAGGGGACAGTGGGAGAATGGCGAATAAATCTTCGTTTGATTTAGACTTTGGTTTCGGACGTAAAGGTGAACAACTCGTTGATGAATTGTTAACTGGAGGAAGAACTGTTGAGGTAAAGCGTGACCGCAAGTGGTCAAAGACTAACAACCTTTACATCGAAACAGAGTGTTACTTCAAGAGTCTTGAAGATTGGGCACCCTCTGGATTGGGTGTAACTGAAGCATCTTATTGGGCATTTGTATTAGAAGAAAGCACACTGATTATCCCGACCATAATACTACGTTGGTGTGTCAAGGAGTTTGGTCGAGAAATTACCTGCAACATACAACCTAACATATCAAAGGGTTACTTAATTACCGTTGATGATTTAATGTCGGCAACACGTTTATATAAGAGAGCGCAGGTATCTGCAGAATGACATTAGAGTGGGCACGCATTGAACCTTGGCAATATGTGGTGGACTCTGTTGCATCTGAGTATCATCGTAAGTTTACTGACATAGACTTAGAAGACATATGCCAGTCTCTATACCAATGGTTCGTCGAGCATCCTAATAAGTTAGATACGTGGGAAGCGATAGGAGTTAAGGACGCAAAGAATCTTATCTACCGTAGTCTGCGTAACCAAGCATTAGATTACTGTCAACACTGGAAGGCAAAGTCTGGCGGGTATGAGGCAAGCGATTTATTCTTTTACGAAGCAGATATGGTTGAAGCATTACTAACTCCTGTCTTAAGAGGTGAATGGAATCAGTTAAACAAGTTAGACCTTGGTCGTCCAGGTCGTCCATCTGCACCTAATGAGGGTGGCAATATGATGGCAATGATGATTGAGGTTGACTATGCCTATTGGAAACTTCAACAAGATGATAAGAAACTATTGTTCCTTCGTCACGCTGAGGCTATGGATTTTCCTGACATAGCAAAAGAGATGGAGTTAGGTAGTGAAGATGCTGCTCGTATGCGTCACAAGCGTGCCATCCGTAAACTCATCAACAAGATTGGTGGCTTTAGACCATACCGTGATGACGACTTAAGCGATAAGTCCGATGAGGAACAAAGTTCCGTAGAATAAACCAACGTATGCACCTAGCACTACGATGGGTACTAGGAATGGCAAGACCAACAAACCCTTACGCATTTAACTCTACCTCCGCTGGGTCAACCCATAATCCTTCAGGGTAATCTCGTATCAACTCTTGGTCACATAGTTCTAGTACTTCTTTCCAAGATTTAATCTTTAAGTCTTCTTCTCTAGCCCATTGTCTTTCGTGTTCGCAACCCATTTGTGGTAGGTGCTTGCGGCAAGGCTCGCACATTCTTTCCATACTATCCTCCTGTTGAATAGAATCCGCTACCATTAAAGCGGATTGCTGGTGTGTTATAAACTCTACTACTACTGTTGCCACAAATACAAGTGACTTCATTATCTCTTTCTTCTACACTGCGTTGTAATTCTTGGTGCGACATACATTTATTGCATTTGTATTCGTAGTTCGGCATTAGTCTTTCCAATCTACAGGTGTAGGTGCTGTGCTGATAGCCCCGCATTGTCTGCATTCCTGTCTTAAGTCATACCAAGATACTTCTCTTGTCTCGTCATCCCACATAACTGTAATGATAAACATTTTACTTCCACAAATACAAGTGAGTATCGGTGTACCCCTTAAATCTAACATCTCAATACCAGTTTCTGGAAAGGTGATGGTCCCAAGCCTTGCAGGGTGTGCCGTAACGATGGATGATATAGCGGTAAGCATTGAGTATCTGAATTGCTGGGTCTTTACTTTCTTCCTTTAACATCTGGGCTATACCGAATGCACTACTGCGTTTGTTGTCGGCAAGATTATCGAAACGAGATTCCTTTGTAAATAATTTATAGATACACTGCCTCTGTCTTAAGTCCCAACCATACCCTGCTTTAGCAAACTTCATAGCCATAATCTTGTTAGCCTTCTTCTGTTCCCACGTTGCTTTAGTCTGCGCTTTAACTGGGTGTTCAACTTTCGCACTCACATCAACTTGTGTATCATTTCTAAATGGTGCAAATAGTATTGCCGTTACCAAGATAAAGCCTGCTATTACATATCGCTTCATATTTATCCCGCCTTATCTACGAGTCTTTGTCTATCCCATAGTGTAAGCCCACCCCAAATTGTACCTTGAATTAAATTCTCTTCCTCCATACCTTGCTCTAAACACTTAAGTCTTACTGGGCAATCTAAACAAATCCGCTTGGCAACTTTAATTTTTTTCTCAGTTTCAAGGTTGATACTTCTACCTTTAGTGCTGTCATAGAACCAAAACTCTGGGTCTTCGTTAGCGCATAGTGCCTCAGTGTGCCAATCTCTTCGTGTCAATATCATTAGATTACCGCCTTAAGACTTGAGACTGGTAAAACATTTACTGCTTCTCCCTTGTGTTCATCTGCCCATAGATTTTCACTGCGTATCTGGTTGTCATAGAGCCACTCATCTTGCTGTTGGCAGGTCATTACTTGCCAGTTGGTTGGTAACTCTGCGCCCTCTGGCAACCAAACATTAACTACCTTTACTCCCTTTGTTTCATAAACTATTTGGAATTGTCGTTGCATTACTGTCTCCTGTCTTGGGGCAATCGTTGTATGGATTCTCATTGCCTTCGTTGTCTTCACACATACACCAATTAAACTTCTCAACCTGTGTAGCGTGTGTCAAATCTGCTAACTCTGACCAACTCATTACTACATCTTCACTCATTAGTATCTCCTGTCTTAAGTAATAAGTTACCGTGCAACTTCTTATGTATCTGTTCTGCTGTGTAATCATAGGACTGACTAGCCTCGCCGTCAATACCTTCTGTCCATACAATCTTGCGGTGGTCGAAGCGAATCGTTGAGCCGTCGCCATACAAACTCATCAACAAACTTGCGCCCTCTGTGTGCTTTGCGCTTGCGACATACTCACCTTCTGGTGTATAGACTTTCCATTGTGGACTTGCAGCCATCTTATTCTCCTATCATTTCGTCTTTGATTATGAAACCTAGTACAGATAGTACTACGAGTGGTGCTATTGCTATAATTAAATAAATCATTTGTTTTCTTCTGTCTTAAGTGGTGGGTTGGGTAGTTCTCCAGCCATAACAAGCACTGCTTCAAGGTGTTCAAGTGCCTTTTGTTTGCGGTTATAGTTGGTACCTAGCACCTCGTTCGCCTTGCGTAGTGTGCTTGCTTTGGCAGTCATCTTCATACCTGTTTTTATTTCAAGTCTTAAGTAGCGAACCAAACTGTGCAGTACAAATAAATCCATACCTGCACCACTGGCTCCCATAAACTCGCCGTCTTCATTGTAGATAAAGTCTTTGCGTCCATTGGTTACTGCTTCAAGTGTTTCGTTTGGTAACATTAAAATTCACTATCGCTTTCTTTGAAGTCATCACGACACGATTCACACCATTTAAATTCTTTTGTGCGTGGTGGATTTGATTCACAGATTTCACAAACTTTACTCATTACTTTTCTCCTGTCTTAAGTTGGAAGTTCAAATCATCTAGGGTTTTATTAAGTTGTTCTGCGAGTTGCTCCTCTGGTGTTGAGTATCCCTTGCGTGTCTCTGCGAACTCCCACTCTCTGGTCTTGTTGTTGTAAATCGTGCCGTCGGGGAATGCTACTTCCTCGGTGTCTACATCTATCCTCCACCCGCCATCGTCTTCATCGAAGATGACCACAAAATGGTATTGATTACTCATTACTTTTCTCCCGTCTTAAGTAATAATTCGCTACCTTCTCCGCCGTGCATTTCGCAGTGAAAAAAAGTCTCACTTGTGCGGGCATTACAATCGGTAGCGTGGCAAATTAAGCGTCTCATTTATTTATCTCCTGTCTTAAGTAGTTAATTTAAAATGGTGTATTGAGGGTTTCGCTACACCAGTTACAACCCAGCACTTCGTATCCGAAAGAGTAATCATCTGACTGACACCCTTCAAGAGGTGTTGGTACATCTAGTGCACACTTGGGGCAAATCATTTCGCCACTTCCTCGTGTGCCATCTGAGTTTGCTATGTAAGCAAAGACTCTGTTTGTTTTTACTTTCATTTGTTTTCTCCTGTCTAGTTGGTAGTTGTACTATCGCACAACTGTCTTGCTCTTGTCAAGTACCTTTTTTGTGACCTTCGTCTCGCGTCTTAAGTAGTAACCGTGAGCGCACTCGCTGAGTTCTACTAAACAATCACCGCACACTTGGCACCTCGCAGATACATAACCATTCAACCTGTCCACAATCTTTGCAATAATCTTTGGTCATTACAAGCCTCCTAAGTAGCACTCATTAATAGTTCCCCAGCAGTAGCCGTCTTCTGTCCAGTTGATATGCGTTGCTAAGATGTAGATAAGGGCTAAGACTCCCGCCCAAAACATAACCCTGACAATCGTTCGCACTCTGTAATAATTCTTATGTCTTAAGTTGTTAGTCATTGTCTTCCTCTCGTTTGAACTCTCCAGTGAATGAAAGGCTGAGGATGTAAGCGCGGTTATAGGCTAGGAAATCCTCTAGTGCGTCCGTCCTTGCGAACTCGTGCTCGAATTGGATTAGTTCCTCTCTGTTCCATTGGTTCCGCATTGTTCCTTTTGCTGTTAACATTTTATTTTCCTGTCTTAAGTAGTAGGTTGGATAGCCATTGAGTCACTCTTGCCTGAAGTTGCGCGTCTCTTATCGCTTGGATGTCCTCATCTGTGATGTTCGTGTCGTAAGACACACCACACTTAGGGCAGGCAATTTGCGCTAGTTTGTGCGCCCCATAAGGGGATAGTTTTATTTGTGTTGGGCTGTCGCAGTCTTCGCAGGTTGAGTTCATTATCCCACCTTCTGTTCTGTCTTAAGTTTGAAGAAGGTCTCGCCTCGTGAATATTTCCAGCCATTCGGGGTGTATAAGTAGTAGTACTCCTCGCCTGAGTTGAAGTTAGCCACCCAGTCTGCAACGCTGTCGAAAGTGCGTGCCTCCTGTCCTGTCTCGCCTCTGTCTCTGCCGTATGCGAGGCACCATTCTTCCACCCGTGCGTCTCGGTTGTTGAAGTCTTGATACTCTCCAATCTCCTGACTTAAGACTGAAAGATTTCCCAACTCCATAAGTTGTTGCACCTTGTCTGCGTCTTGGTAATGCTGGTCAAGGGTTGCGCCTACCCCCTCTTTATATCCGTCAAAGTGGCAATAAATTGCGGTCACTTTGTCGCCTTGCTTGATTGCTATTGTGCTTCTTGTGCTCATTTATTTTTCTCCTGTCTGTTTGTGTAGTTGTACTTTTGCACAACTCCCCGCCGATGTCTACTATCTGCGAGTGTGAACTGTGTCACACTGTGCCCCGCTTGGGTATCGCTCCCAACTTGCCACCACTTGGGCGGGGCTATCTGTCTTAAGACTTAATCCTCAACGCCTCCCGTAGTTCGTAGTTCTGGCGGGTTAGTTGTCGGGCGTAGTTGAACGACATTAAGAGCGTCGTAAGTGAGGTGCCTAGTACAATTACTAGCGCGATTAAATCTGTGTTTTCTAGGTACATTTTTTATCTCCTGTCTTAAGTGGTGAGAGATTTTCCCTCACTCGTGCCCCCGTAGGTCGTGAACCTGTGCCGACTTATCGGGCGGGGGCTGTTTATGTCTTAAGCCTTCACCTCGAAATCGTGAAAGCAATTCTGGCAACGAGGGGAGCACTCTTTTAGAGTCTTAGCCGATAGGCGGATTTTATTTCCACAGTCGCATTCTGCAACTAGGAGATTCTTATTTCTGCCTTTAGGCTTCGCGGTGCCTCCGTCATTATCGGCTGTTAGGCGGAGGGCTTCCTCGATTAGGCGTAGTGGCTCTGCCCATCGTGTCGCGCATTCATCCGACACTGTTGTAACGCTAAACCCGATTCTTGGGGCTTGGGTGATGGTAAGCCCTAAGGACTCGGCGCGGGCTTTGAATTTCTGGTTGTGATACCCGTCCCCGCTTGTGCCCTGAATGCCTTCTTTATTGTCGATGGAATGGGCGGTCTCGTGTAACAAGGTGCCCAACATCTCGCGTGCCTCGCGCTTGGCGATGGTTATGAAAATCTCGTGAAATGTTTCCTTGCCAGATGACCAAGGGGTCCAAGGGGTGAAATGTCCGTGAACCTTGGCAGAGCGTCCTGTGACGATGGTGGCTCTTGGTGCCCCTGTTTCTTTTGAAATAATCTCGTGAGCCATTTCTAGGGCTTTCGTAATTGTCGACAAATTTTCAACCCGTGAACCCTTGGTGAAAATGTCTCCCGCTGTTGTTGTCTTCTTCTTGGTTGTTGTTGCTGTTTTCATTTCTTCTTCTTCTCCTGTTCGCGGTTATGTCTTAACCGATAAGGCAAATTTAGTGTACAGGTGTGCAGGTGTCAACTCTAAACGATAAATAAATCGTGTGAGTTACATCACACCCGTTGCACTCTGTAAAGTGGATATGTCGACAATTCAAAAATAAATAAATAAATAAAGGGGGGGGAACTTTTGACTTAAGGCAGATAGTTAACCTCCAAAGTTATCCACAATACTTATCCACAACTGTTAATAACTTGTGGACAACCAAACATTAGTTATCCACAGCCCCAGAAAATGGGGGCTTGTGTCTTAAGTCGTAAGTCAAAAGACA